AAATTGTATCTGATATGCTTGAAGTTGATAGTAATCGTTTAGAAGATCTCCATCTTTTAGAAAATTACGAATTATTGTCACGTGAACAAGACCAAAAAACTAAATGGCATAAAAGATATTATGATAAGTTTAAAACTGAATTTTTTCCTACTTATCTTGAATTGGTAAAAGACATTAAAGACAGATTTGAATATCAAGAATTAATTTATCAACAAATTCCTACATTTAGGGTTCAATTAGGTAATGGTAATGTAGCAGTTGGTGAATGGCATAAAGATAAAACATATGAACATGGATCTACCGAAGTAAACTTCTGGATGCCCTTTGTAAATACAAACCCATTCAACTCAGTATGGGCTGAAAGTTCAGAAGATAAAGGTGACTATAAACCATATTTAGTTAATTATGGGGAAATTTTAGTATTTAGTGGAGCTAATTTACTGCATGGAAATAAGAAAAATGAGAGTAATGAAACTCGTGTTTCTGTAGATTTTAGATTAGTAGATCCAAATAAGTTTGTACCTAACTCTAAGGGTTCTATTAATATGAATACTGCTTTTGATATTGGAGGGTATTTTGAAAAAGTATGAAGCATAAAATAGCGGTTTTTTATAATATAGGTCAATCAGATAATGATAGTTGGTGGGAAGGTGAATTTTATTTAAAACAAATCAACCGACTTAAAAACTCTGGACTTTACGATCATATTGATTTTATAGACATTTTTGTCCATGGAGATGATCTACTTCCATTTTACCCCGACAAAACTCGTAATATTGTTTATAATAAAAGCGCTAATTTTTTTAACTTACACATTTATGAATTTTGTAAACAAAACCCCGAATATAAAGTATTTCAATTCCATTCTTTAGGTGTTTCTTGGCAAAATTCATTTCATGAAGAATCTAAACAAGCTTTTAGAGACTACTTAGAATTTTTTAATATTGATCAATGGGAATTATGTGTTAAAGCTCTTAATACTTTTGATTGTGCTGGTATTGATTTAGTACCTAATGCTGTGTACTATAATGAAGCAGGAGAAATATCTGAAAACTTCTCAGCTCCTCACTATCAAGGTGGGTTTTGGTGGGCACGTGCTGATTATGTATCTAAATTAGACCCTACTTACTTAGATCAAGATGTTAGATATAAAAGATATTTAAATGAATTATGGTTGTTTACTAAACATCCACATTATTTTAATTTTTATAGTAGTTTTGTTAATCATTACCTTGAAGTCATCAGAGTTGATTACGAATCAATCCTTAACCAATGTACAGAATTTTTAAATAATCAATAAAATTTTATGGTATACATCATTACTCCATGTCGCCGTCCTCTTAATTTAGAGAGAATGAAAGAAACAATCCCAGCAGAATGTCAATGGGTTATTGTTTACGATTCTTCTTTAAAGCATGAGTACAACATTGAAGGAGCAATTAATTTAAAATCTCCTTTTACTGGGGATTATGGTAATCCTAATCGTAACTATGCTTTAGACACTCTTAATATGAGTGATAATGATTGGTTTTACATCTTAGATGATGATAATATTCTTCACCCTGATTGGTATGAAAATATTAAACCTCATTTGGAATCAGAAGCAACCTTAATTCATTGGGGTCAAGAAAAAGGTAACGGAATAACCCGATTCCCAGCCAGTCAAAATCTTTTAGGAGATAGATTAGACACTGCACAATATATGATGAAATGGAGTGCTGTAAAACATATAAGATATCAATCTCATTATGAAGCTGATGGAGATTATCTTAACCAGATAGCTAAAATTACTACTCCTTTAACTATTGATAAAAATCTTTGCTATTACAATTACCTACGACGCCATAAAGACCCAGATCCAGCTCGTACTCACATTGTAATGATTTCGATGTTTAAAAATGAGGCTCATAATATTAAACAAATGTTAGAGTCTTGTTATCAATACATTGACTTCTGGATTTTACAAGATAATGGTTCTACAGATGGCACTCCTGAAGTAGTAAATGAATTCTTTAAAGACAAAGACATCCCAGGCTTTATTTACAAAGTAGAAGAAGGATGGGTTGGTTTTGGTTGGAATCGTGATCACTTACTCCAAAAATGTTTAGACACAGACCATGGTTGTGATTGGATCCTTAAAATGGACTGCGATGAAACTCTTGAAGTAGATACAACTAATACAATTGATCCTAATGGATTTGATTGGAGTGTATTTTGGGATACAAGCATTCAATCTTTTGATGTAGTAGCTCAGGGTGGTGGTATAATTTACTATAGAACATGGATTTGGAATGCTAAATTACCATGGAGATTTAACCACGATACCGCTCACGAAACTATTTATTTAGATGTAGATTATCTTGAAGATAAACAAGATTTTCAAAGAGTATCTTTACCTAAAGGATTTAGACAAGTTGGACACAACACAGGTCAAAGCTGGAGTGTGCCCACTAAGTTTTTAACTGATGCCCTTGTATTTGAAGAACGATTAATTCGTGAAAATACATTACTTGAAAATAGATACCATTTCTTTTATATAGGTAAGAGCTATGAAGACACATATGAAGGTGATTTCTTCCCATTAGGTAGAGCTCACTCGGAAGAATTTGCTCGTAGGTGTATTTTTTACTTTGAAGAATTTGTCCATCAAGTACATGATTTTAAAAACACTGGAGAAGCAAAACATATGGATGAGATGTGCTACTATTGCATATGTGGTATAGCTCGTGCTTATAAGTTTTTAGGTAATATTAGAAAAGCTATTTTTTATTACCAAAAAGCACACAACTTCTGCTCTCAGCGTAACGAACACTTGATTGGGTTAGCTGAAAGTTATAACTTGATAGGAGAATATGCAAAAATGCTTGAAATCACTACTATGCTAATGTCTCCTGAAAGAACATGCCCATTCCCAGATTTAGTATTTTTAATTAATACAAACTTATATCAAGATACAGGTAAATACCCAGAACACTTACACAATATTGCTTTAGAAAATAATAATTAATAATCTATGAAAAACATCCCTACAGAAGATCCTAAACACCATTGGTCATTCTTAAATGTAAAAGATAAATTAGTCCTTGATATGGGTTGCTCCTTTTATGAAGCATATTACCACCCAGGAATGCTTAGCTCAGCAGAATGGTTTATCGAGAATGGAGCAGTCCAAGTAATAGGATTTGATGGCGACCCCGCTGAAGTAGAAAAATATAACGTTGTATACAAAAATGATCCTCGTTATGAAGTATTTGAATTATGGTTAGATAGTTCAGATCATATTCGTAAACTTCTTGAATTCAAACCCCAAATTATCAAATGTGATATTGAAGGTTCAGAAATCAATTTCCTACCTATTACTAAAGAGGAAATGGATTGTGTTGAAGAAATTGCTTTCGAATATCACGACGTAGCAACACGAGAAATGTGTGAAAAAAAGCTACCAGAATGGGGATTTGATTATATTGAACAATTTAGTATTTTAGATAGACATCCTGATAACCAAGGAGTATATTATGGTCGCAAATCTGAAGGTAAAAAAGTAAAAGTAGTTAGATTAACTCCTAAAAAAGAAGAACCTGTTAAACCTAAATCTAAAAAAGCAAGAGTCCCTAAAGTACTTTATGTAGGCCCAGGTGAACCACATCTTGAATCTATCCATAACAAAGAATTTGAAGATTGTTCTTTAGATGTTAAGTATGTTTCTGATGATAAAAACATTAATGAAGTAATTACATCATTCCGTCCTGATTCTATAGTTTCTATTGGTGAAAATGACTCTAAATTCCCTGAATTGTTTGGTAACATTTATGACGTAAGAAAACGTTGGTTTAATGGAACTGAAGTTAACGATACTACAGGCCACAATGCTTACTATTGTGCTATGTATCAAATGTTAACTAATGATAATTCTAAAATGATTTCGTATTTTACTCCTTCATATAATACTGGAGTAAAAATTTATGATACTTACATGTCATTAAAAGCTCAAACTTATGTAGATTGGGAATGGGTTGTTGTAGATGATTCAAATGATAATGGTAAAACACTCCAAATTATCAAAAATATAGCATCAATTGATCCTCGAGTTAGAGTATACAGCTTTGAAGAAAAGAGTGGTGGTATAATTGGTGAAGCTAAGTACAGAGCAGCAAGTCTATGTCGCGGTTATCTATTAGCAGAATTAGATCATGATGATATGTTAACTGAAAACTGTACCATGGATCTATACAATGCTACCCAAGCATTCCCAGACGCTGGTTTCTTTTATAACGATTCAGTAGAAGTAAATCAATTCTTTCAATCACTTACTTATGGTGAAGGTTTTGCAATGGGGTATGGTAAGTATGAAAAAGTAGCTTACAATAATCATTTATGGGATGTAGCTGTTACTTGCAATATTAACCCTAAAACTATTCGCCATATTGTAGGTATTCCAAACCACGTTCGTGCTTGGAGACGTGAAACATATTTTGCTGTAGGAGGTCATAACCGTGAATTATCTATTGCAGATGATTACGAATTAGTAGTAAGAACTTTCCTTCATACTAAAATGATTAAAATCCCTAAATTAGGATACATTCAATTCCTTCACGCCAGTGGGGATGAACAAAATTCACATGATATTGCTCGCGCTGATATTCAACGTCGTGTAAGAACAATTATGGAATTTTATAATGAAGCTATTGCTAAACGTTTTGAAGAATTAGGAGTAGAAGATTGGGTATATAACTCACCCGAATACCATCCTTGGGAAGTTCCAAGTCGTTATGGTAGTGAAGAGGGTTATGTTAATGAAATATTTTTAGGTTAAAATTTAATATTTATAGATATGAGTCAAAAATTAACTCAAGAAGAATTAGATCAAATCAACCAATTGAGGAATCAACAGTCAGAAGTTATATTATCTCTGGGTCAAGTTGAGTATCAATTGTTTAACTTTGAACGTGAAAAAACTAAATTGAAAAGTAAACTCGAAGATTTAGAAATTCAAAGTGAACAATTAGCTACTAACTTAACTGAAAAATACGGACCAGGAAGTATAAATATAGAGACCGGAGAAATTACTTCTATTTGATTGTATTTTTAGGTTATGTTTTTAAAGGTTTTTAGTTTTTTGAAAAAAAATCTGATATTTATACGAAAACATAATCTATTTTTACAATGGCAGAAACATTAGTATCACCTGGTGTATTAGCAAGAGAAAACGACCAGTCATTCTTAGTTCAGTCTCCAGCCTCAGTTGGAGCCGCTATTATTGGTCCTGCAACTAAAGGACCAGTTGAGATCCCAACAATTGTAACTTCTTACTCGGATTACGAAAATAAATTTGGTGGTGCTTTCATCAGTGGGGGTGATTCATATTCATTCCTTACTGCTATTAGTGCCTACAATTATTTTATTAATGGTGGTAATTCATTATTAGTAGCAAGAGTAGTAAGTGCTTCAAGTACATGGTCACCTGCAACATCAAGTAATATTGTAAATAATATTGCTACTACCCCAGGTGGGTTTGCTACATCATCAACAATTGATTTATCAGCAATCGCTGATAATGATGTATATAATATATACTATAGTGGTCAATATTATAGTTTTGTAGTTGATGAATCTCCATTGCCTAATGATAATATACCTAACAGAACTTATTATGTATTATCTGGATCTACAGCGGCTACTACAGTAACAAATTTATCAAATAAAATTAATGGTGCTTTATCAGGATCTGCTGCTTCTTCAAGTGTTAACTTAGTTTCAGCCTCAGCAAACGGAACTGATTTAGTTTACTCAGGTTCACTTTCAGGATCAGCTTTAAATGGTAATGTTTCTATCATATTTAATGGTTCAACTGTAGCTGGAAGTACATTAGGTGGTGGTTTTGATGGTGCCGGCTCAAATGCCTTTACTCTTGAAACACTCTCAGAAGGTATTATCATGAACAGCACTTCAACTCAAGATTCATCTGGTGCTTTACCAAGTGGTTCTTCTGATAACATTAGATGGGCTGTACAAAAT